ATGAATGTGCTAAGAACTATCGAAAACATAAGAAAAGATGTCCTCAATTTTGAGGATATGTTTATTGAAAGCGATATGCCAGACTGCTTTTCGAGAATCTATGAATCAGAGAATCCGACAGTATCAGCTAGGGAGTTACATGAAAAACTGCACATTGATAGTAACTTTACGACATGGTTTAAACGCATGTGTGAATACGGTTTTGAAGAGGGAAAAGACTTTTTTCCAAAATTGGAAGAAAGTACAGGCGGCAGACCATCAAAGGAATTTGAAATACAGATTGATATGGCTAAACAGATTTGCATGCTTCAGAGAACGCCAGAGGGAAAGCAGATCCGCCAGTATTTCATTGATCTGGAGAAAGCATGGAACACACCAGAACAGATCTTTGCAAGGGCGTTGAAAATGGCAGACAAGACCATAGAATCACTTAAAAAGGATAATGCTGTGCTGATGGAATAACCTCAAAAAACTTCATATTTCAGAATATATAGGAGAAAGACAGAAGCAGCAAAAGAACAGAATACAATAAGAATTCAGTTGTTAGAATAGGCTTTCAAAACTTAAAAAAACTTGAAATATCCGAATATATAGTAAAAAGGCAGAAACAATTAAAAATTCTAGTATAACAAAATTAACGCATATCAGCTATAGAAGATAGATAAACCTACATCTATCGATAATGGAATAAAATATGCTGTATCAAGACAATGGCAATAAAAAAGACGGGTAGATTATTCTATCCGCCTTTATTTCTGCCGTATATCATATATGACCATTTCAGCAGTTGGTGATTGGCTACTTGCCGTAGATTTTATCATATAAGATAATGGTTGGTCAAATACTGGATCTCTTTCATTTGATGAAAAGATATATCAATGCAATATTTTTTCCTGTTCTTCCTGACGCTCCTGCTTTACCATATAAGCGTTACACTCTTTGGCGAAAGCTTCTACGTTAAAAGGTGCTTTTTTCTTTTTGGGAATAATCTTTGGAATGTGCTTTTCCTGTTTTTTCTCTGGTGTGACATTACTTCTCTTGCCGACCGTGAAAGCATCGTCTTCAAAGTCGCTTTCTTCCGCATAAGGTATATTGTCGCTATGTATTTCGATATCATCCGCAATATCTTGTTCTACTTCTTCGTCAGTTTCCTCTTCAAATTTAAGATAGTGTGATTTTACATATAAGACAGAAAGCTTTTTGACAATAAAGACAATTATGTCAAACGGAATTATCCATAAGACGAAAAATAGCAAATTGCAAATAAGCCATGCACCGGTTGTTACCCTTACGCCGTCCAACTTTGCAAAACGGGATATAGGCACAAAAATGAAAAGCATTATAACGGAAACAATTGGAAATAGAAAATGAACAATATCAAATTCCCTGTCCCAGTGATTCAAAATGTATGTGGCGAAGTCATCCGAAAAGAACCGGAACGAGCTTGCTGAAGATGTTTCCGGTTCATTCTCATTTACATATTCGTAAGAAGATGGAAGATTATAACCATAGTCAGTAACCTCTCTGCTCCGCTTTTCTTCTTTCCTCTCTTTATGCTCTTGCCATTTTCTCCGTGTCCATTCATCAAATTCAGCGTTAAGCTCCCGACTCCGTTCCCGGTTGTACTGTCGCTTGGCTTTTTTGTACCGCTTTTTCTGCAATTTTCTGCGTTTCTTCTCATATTTCCGATACATCAAAGACCGGATCAGATAATATTCTATTGGTGTCAAAATGTATTCCCCCTCCCTTGAAATATAAAAGTTATTCAGTTTTATATGTAATTTTCCAACCGGTGTCTGTACGCGCGATATCATACTTATTTGTAAATAATATCAATGATTCTTGAATATTATTAAGAAGCGAACTTTTTATAATATCAGATGTTAGCGCAATATTATTTTCAGAAATACAATATATTTCAGAATCAATGTTACCAATTACACAATCTTTTCCAGGTAAAACAGTTCCGTTATCTGTATTAAAATAAAATTCTTCTAAAACATTTGTCGATTTACTTTTTGATAAAAAGAAATATTTTGTTATTAAATCAAGTATTGATTCTTGAGTAATTAACTCATTCAAAATAAATAACTGTTTGGTTTTATCTTTATTTGCAAACAATACATCAATTGCATCGTCAGTCAATCCGGTTTTATCATGAATAAATTCGTTGTCGTAATTCTTGCAGGAGTATTCTCCGAGTAAATAACTGAGGCTACAATCAAATTCCTCGCAGAGTGCAATCATCTTTTCCATGCTTATTCCATTAAAAGCGGTTTCATCTCCATTTTCTAATTGTGACAATATATTCCTGCTACAAGTAGGTTTTCCCTTATCTTTGATATTGTCAAGAAGTTCGGCTTGAGATACTCCCATTTTTTTTCGTTCTGACCGTATACGATTCCCTATTTCTATATAATTGTATTTGTGCATAAACAAAACTCCTTTTATAAAGCAAAAAATAATTATTTATGTGTACATACAAATACAGTTTATTAGAGTATCATAAAGATGTCAAGGGAAGTGTACGGAACTCGATGATTTTTTTATGGAGGGCGAATTATGGAAGCAACGAAACAAAATGAAATTAGATTTACAGATATTAAAGGGTTTATGTTATATGTGGGATTGGGGCGAAACCAGGCACTTGCGCTTGCAAATCGAATTGGATGTCGTAGGCGAGTGGGACGCCGAGTAATATACGATTTAAGAATGGCGGATCGTTTTTTCGATTCCTCTGATTTCAATGAGGACTAAATTATGCAGGAATACAGAAATAATCAAGGACACACACAAGGACAGGAGAATAATAAAACTTTTTTGATCGAAACATTATTACCAGTGGGTAAAGAAAATCGCATATCAAGTTCAGAACTTGTACGATTAGCCGGGTGCGGCTCGGTACGCGAATTGCAAAAACGTATTGCATGGGAACGGGAACAAGGTGCAATCATTTGTTCCGGCTGTGGTGCAGGATATTGGCGTCCAGCTAATCGAGATGAGATCAAAGCGTTTGTGCGAACTACTGAGGCAAGAGCTTTTAATACATTACTTGCCGCACAGGGCGCAAAAAAATTGTTGAAAGATCTGGAAGGTCAAGAATATTTTGATTTGCGGGGAGGTGATAATGTTGGCGGCAAAAAGGATGTTTAGTCTGGCGGTTGCAGATACAGATTTGTTTTTAGAGATGCCGTCAAGCACACAGGCATTATATTTTCATTTAGGGCTGCGGGCGGATGATGATGGTTTTGTATCGTCACCTAAGAAAATTGCTAAGATTTGTGGGTGTGGGGAAGATGATTTAAAAATCCTTGCCTCTAAACATTTTATTCTTCCATTTGAGTCTGGTGTCGTCGTTATTACGCACTGGCTTCTGAATAATAATCGGATCAAATCAGATCGCTATAAACAGACACTTTACATAGCGGAAAAGTCCATGTTGGAAGTTGAAAATGGTGTATATATGTTTACTGGTTCCAGAATGTATCCAGAACGGAACCAAAATGGAGACATTACGGAACCGCAGACTAGAATAGAGAAGAATAGAGTAGAAAAGAATAGAGTAAATAATAATGGGAGAAAAACGTCCCGTTTTACTCCACCAACTGTTGAAGAAGTACAGGAGTATTGTTCTGAACGTGGAAACGCTGTTGATGCTCAATCATTTGTTGATTTTTATATTTCTAAAGATTGGTATATTGGGAAAAACAAAATGAAAGACTGGAAGGCAGCAGTCAGAACGTGGGAGAAGAACCAAAGACAAAAAAATAAAAAATCAAAAGATGATGAGGGACTGGAGGGTTGGCTCAATGCTTAGAGAAGAAACGGCGAAGCTGCTAATGATGATTCAGGGAGCATATCCAAATTACAAGCCAGATAATAAGACAATCACAATCAATGCTGTCTACGGCGGCAAGTTATGTGAGTATGTTCTTTTCTTTCCTATCAGGAAAGAGTACATACACAAGGGCGATAGCGGTACAAAAGAATTACGCTGCAAGTCTAGGAGATACGGCATCGGCAGCGAAAGACGCAGCTGACGCTACGGAAGATGCAGCAAAAGCAGCAGAGGACTATCTTTCACCTCTCGATGATCTTAACAAATTCACAGCTGAGGATACGACTTCCAAAGCATCATCCGGTAACAGCGGATCGAGTGGTGGCGGTGTCGATCCTGGCCAAATGTTTGAGGATGTCCCGATAGAATCAAATATCGAGAAAATCTTTCAAAAAATAAAAGATCTGATTAAGTCCGGTGATTTTGAAGGACTAGGAGAAATGATGGCATCTGCCATCAACAGAGGACTCGAAAAAGTAAAAAAAGCAATATCGTGGGATAATGTCGGACCGACAGTCACTTATTTCGTCACTGCATTTACAAGGACATTTAATAGCCTTGTAGACAATATAGACTGGGATTTTCTCGGACGGACTATAGGTACGGGAATCAATACCATAGTTAATACATTAGACCTTTTTTACACTGGAATTGACTGGAAAAATCTCGGAAGTAAATTTGCTGAGGGCGTAAACGGTGTTGTATATGAAGTCGACTGGGCGAAATTAGGACAATTTATCGGGCACAAGCTTCTTGCACTTCCGACTGTTATAGTTGGTTTCATCGAGAATCTTGATTGGTCTGCGCTTTCAAAAGCGGCGTCAACCCTTGTCCTAAACTTTTTAGATACGCTCATAGAGTTTATCCATAATATTGACTGGTCAAAAATAGTCACAAACATTCAAGATGCACTGACAAATATACAGTGGATTGCGATTGCTGAAAAAATACTGGAATTATTAGGATATGCGCTTGGATCAATCACCGGAGCACTGGCAAGGCTGATAGGAAATCTTATCGCACAAGGAGCATCAGAAGCATATCAATATTTTGAAGATAAAATAAAAGAAGCCGGAGGAAATGTTGTTGACGGTATTCTTCTCGGAATCTTGGATGACAAAATAAGTGCTTGTACTTTTGTTCCTGTAATAAAAACTGATTATCAAGCATATTTACGAAAAGCATTGAAAATACTGGATGATATGTTATTGCTAAAGAATATGTCGGCTGATTTCCCGGCTGAAAAATATGGTGAAACGGATTTTCAGAAATAATAATGATACAATGGTTGCTTTGTCTGCTGCCATCATGGTAAGATACAGACAGGGAAACCAAAGCCAGGCGGCTACCCTCTGTTACGGAGGGATAAAAAAGCACCCTCCAGACGAAAGAAAGGAGGGCGATGCGATGGTTACATATTCTGATCTGATTCAGTTTAGTATATTCATTGTTGCCCTTGTAGGTCTTTGCTATGAGATTTTCAAGGGTAAAAGAAAATAGCCGCCATTACTGCGAATAATGACGGCTGTTGCATAATAGCTTAACATTATAATCGGGTAGCCGCTTGCGGTTTCCCTCTTTGTGTCTTAAATATAGCATATCTGGCAGCAGGACGCAAGGGGTGAACGAAATGTTTACCACTGTCCAAGCCTATAGAAGTAATCTAAAACAGTGAAACACCGGATTGGACTATTTTTCTAAACGTTCAGAAATTTTGATGCCGTTTTCCTTTGCTACTTTTTCAATTTTGAGATAATTTTTAGTTTGCTGATTTTTCATGCGCCGATATCCGCCAAAAGATTTTGGAGCAATGTCAGGAAGTTTGGCAAGAATGGTATAATATTCAAGCTCATCAATTTCTTTTTGACGTTCATTTTCTTTCTGCTTTAAATAATTCAGATAAGCTTCCTTTTCGGCAGTTGAACGATCATCTATATAAGGGCGTTGACTGGCTTGTATAGCATCAACATCATGTCCAAATTTATCGTGAATAGTATTTTTAACATTACTGTCAAAAAAATATACAGATATAAAATGACGGCATCCCGGATGGATACAACCGTATTCTCTGATGTGATCTGGCAGTTTTGGAAAAATTTTACTCTTGCCAGAAATACTATAAACTCGTCCTTGCAATTTGTTGCATTCAGCACAACAACCGCAAAATGCATCTATTACTACATAATCAGTATGCCATTTTTCACAGTTTTCAAGAATTTGATCTAATAATTTTTTGCGATCAAGAAGTTCAAATGGCTTATTGGGAATAGTTTTTAAATACTCATTGATAAATTGTTTTTCTTGTTCGTATTTTTCTAACTTACATTCCGTGAGTAATATATGTGAATAGTCCAGATAATCCTTTGACCTGTAATTATTACCCGATGCGGCTAAGAAAAGATGGATTCTTTTATATAAGCAATCAGATTCCTTAATTAAACCTTTATTGCGTAAATTAGCCGCTTTCATTTTTAGGACATATTCCAAACTTCCGGTAATTCCGTAACCATTCAATATATCAATGCTATCAAACGTTGGAATTGGTAATCTATGCAAATCATATATAGATTCTAAATCGTATTTTTTCCCGTTTGATACTAAAAACTTTGCATCATACCAGCTGAAAGAATTTGGTGGATCTAATTTATATAGCTGACCATTTCTGAAATATATAGTTTTAGCTTTTGATAAATTATCAGTGGTTGATAAAGCAGAGGTGCGGTGAGTAGTTTTAGTTTCTGATAATTTAAAAGTGTTTAATATTTTATCGACAAAACTCATAAAAATCTTCTTTCTAAAAAAGCAAATATATTTTAAGAATCATGCTCAATGGATTCAAAAAATTCTTTTTGGGAATCACGGGTAATAGCTTTTAGGTCAGCATTTAGAATATTACAAATAGAGCACATTTCTTGGAACGAAAAGCTGTCACGATATAATTTATTGCTCATAGATTGTGATTTTATATTAAGTTTTTCGGCTAATTCATTAACACTTATATTTCTTTCGGCTAACAACTGTTTAATAATTTTTGCACCTGCCATTGTAAAATCTCCTTTTGATATACATTATTTATTATAATAACATAAGAAAAAATTCAAATCAATATTGAGTATATAATAACTTGAAATGAGTATTATAGAAACAGAAAATACTCAAAAACGAGTAAATAATTATTGACTATATACTCAATATTGAGTATAATAAAAACATCAAAGGAAAACACAACAGCAAAGGGTGAAAACGAAGTGGCGAAAGCGTACCGGAGACACCAGTATAACGCCGGACAAGGGTAAGGGGATAATGAGATGGTCAAGATACCTTAGATAGCTTTAAGACCTGCCGGGACTGTTGTAAGCCTTGAGAAAGGAGTACAGAGGTTATGAAGTATGATCTGAAGAAAATCATGTTGAATGCATGGAAAAATTACCGCCGGTACAATATCAGCTTTGCAGAGGCACTTCACAGAGCATGGTTATCTGCTAAAGCAGAGGAAATCAATGCAGAGCGTATTAAACGAAGCAAAGAGGCAGCAGACGTGACCGAGGATACAAATACTTGGGTTGGATGGAAAAAGCTCGGATATGAGGTAATACACGGATCTAAAGCACTGTTTGGCTGTTCACTGATCTGGGGTTCCAAAGGAGATGGCGCAAGTTACAATGCAAGTTTCTTTGGCAGATCACAGGTACAGGCGGTTGGATAGAGGATGGTGAGGAAATGGAAAATTTAATCAGTGAAAAACTGTTAAGTTTTGTTAAAGAAATCTGACATATAGGGAGGCCAAACGATATGGCAAAAGTGAAAGAAACTATTCACGATGATGAAGAGCTTATATCATTCTATCAAGAACAGGTTATACGGGTAGTAAGGAAATGTAAAAAGGTTAGATGGTTAAAGCTTATATATACTTATGCGAGCGAAATCGTAAATAATGAAGGTGAAAAAAGACATGGATAGAAAAGAAGATCTGATACAAATGCTTGAAAAAATACAAAATCCAAACCATCTTGCTATGGTGTATGGATTTGTAAAAAGAATGTACTTAGAAGAACAGAAAGAGAGGGAAAAGAAACATGAATAAAAAACAGCAGACACTAAATCCAGAGGCAGCAGTAGAAATGGTTATCAAAATGCAAGACCGGCAGACAAATGCTATAGAGATTTTATCAGGACTTATTCTTCAGTTTGAGCAAATCAATTATGTATTACATAAAATTGATGAGGCAACCTGTGAAACAGGTAAAGGCGTTGATGATGCCTGGAACATGCTGAAAAACCGGGAGGGAATCTGGCAGGGGGCAAACATTGTACAAACTTATATGTCATCATTTGAGAAGAATATAGCGGATGTAATTGAGCTGATCGATACAGAGGATATCACCGGCTATATTCCGGCAGAAAAGACCGACAGAGCATAGAAAAACATTTGATTTTTCGGTATATAGGAATTGTTTAGAAGCGGAAAAAATAAGAAAATAACCAGTAAAAACCAGACATATAGCCATATATAGCGAAAAATTTCATCACAAAGGGAAAATAAATGCCCCACAGTGCGGCAACACCACGGGGCAAAACAGAAATAACCCAATACACACACTGTATAGAGTCAATATGATTATACCTGTCATATTGACTCATTGCAATATTTGAATTTTACGTTCAGAAAGGAGTTAATATGGCAACAGATAAGAGAGGACGAAAACTCCCGAAAGGCATTCAGCAGAGATATGAAGGGTATGAGGGGCGTTTTATGTATAAAGGCAAACGTTATCTTGTACACGAAAAAACTATTACGGAAACGCAAAAATATATGACAGAGCTTAAATATAAGCTGGATCATGGACTTTACGTTCCAAAAGAAAAAATTACACTGATAGAATGGTATGGAACTTGGTTGGAAGAATATAAGAAAAACCGGGTGAAAATCGGAACATATACCAGCTATGAAAAGTATTATAAAAGTACAATAAATGACAGATTAGGAAACAAAGAGTTATCGGAGATCCGAGGGGAACACATTCAGAAATTATATAATGATATGGTAAAAGAAGGATATGCTATTTCAAGTATTAAGATCGTATCAGCCATTTTAAACGGCTGTTTTCAACAAGCTATGAAGAATGGCTTGATAGAAAGAAATCCTGTTAAATTAGCTGAATTGCCTCGCCAAACAGGAGCAAAGAAAGGTCGAACGGCTATGACGAAAGAGCAACAGGATTTATTTATGAAATATGCAGAAGAAAGCTATTTATACCACTTTTTTTCGGTAATGCTTCGGACTGGTATGCGAAAAGGTGAAATGCAAGGTCTTAAATATTCTGACATAGATAAGAAACAAAATGTAATTCATGTTCGTAGAACTTTAAAATACATCGAGGGAAAAGGATATTTTGAGGATACACCAAAGACAAGAACTTCTGCTAGAGATATTCCGTTGACTGCTGCCATTATGGAACATACAGAAGCACAACGGAAATATTGGGGATTTAAAGTTGTGAGAATGGATCAGTATTTATTTTGCAATGAAAATGGCGATCCAATCAGCCGGGAACGGATTCAAGGTGAAATTGACAGAATCATAAAGAGAATAAAAAGTGACGGATATGATTTCCCGCGGATCACAAGTCATGTATTCCGGCATACTTTTGCAACAAGAGCAATTGAAGCAGGGATGCCACCGCAGGTACTTAAAACCATTTTGGGACACAGTTCTTTAGCAATGACAATGGATTTATACAGTCATGTTTTGCCAGACACTAAAGCAGAAGAAATGCAGAAGATAGCAAATGTATTTTAG